TTCGCTCAGCGGCGGCGCTTCCAATCCCGGCAATGACGGTTGGGTTTCGTCCTTCAGCTTGTCTTCGTCGATAGTGATGTCGGGATCATCGCTGCCGTCACCACGGCGCGAACTATAATCAAGCGAAACAGCTTCAAGAATTTGCTCATTGGTAAACGGAATGCCTGCGCCGTCATCGTCTCGACCATTGCGCCACTCTTCCAGCGCAGCCTTGGCCCAACTCTCATCGCGCACATCGTTTTCTGCGAGATTGGTCTTTGCGTCTTCCAGCGCTTGCCCACTGTCACGCCAGTTCTGCACTTCACTGTCGACGAACTCGTCATGCGTCGCGCGCATCCATGCATTTTCGATCTGCGATTGATCATGATCGCCGATCTGGTCCCAGCTTTCCGGCGTGTAGCCAGAACCGGACGCAGTATGACGCGCGCGGTCGCCATCATTGTTAAGCTTGTCGCGAATTTCCGACGACAGCGAACGCCATGAACTTGCTGTTGGCACGTAGCCATACTTGGCCCACGCATAGCCGCCGACATCGATGTTCGCGCTGACCGTGACTTTGTCGAAGCCCAGCTTCTGATACATCGCGACGTTGGATTTCAACAACGTCTTGCCGACACCGCTGCCGCGCTCGCCTTTCTTCAAAACGAAATACGCAGAATATGCAGAATTGTTTTTCAGATCGAGACTGCGCTGATACTCGCCAATCTCGCTGCCGCCTTCCTGCAACTTGCCAGAGACTTCAAGCTTGTCGGTACTTTCATTGTAATCGATATGCATCGTGCCCGGCAGGCCGCCGAGAAATTCGTTTTTGAAATCCTCCGGTGCTTCCTGCACACGATCATTCCAACGCGCGAGAAATTTCTCTGCCTTCGCTGGATTGATCGTCGTGTCGTGATCGAGCCGAATGCCTTTCTTGTTGAAATCCGCTACTTGGGAAACCTTTCCTTTGCCCTTGCCGCCGCTCGATGCGGCCGGCTTTTCGCTTGCTGGCTTCGCTGGCGCGCTGCCGCTACCGCCGCCGTCACCGCCGCCGCCATCCGTCCACTTGCCGCTTTCGTCTCGCGGCTCATCGGGATCGAATTTGACACGGGCCGCCAACTCGCCACGATCCGCGCGAGACCGTTGCAGAGTTTGCATGTCATCGCCTCATATCCTGTTCGCGGGATGGTTCGGATCAGTCGGCCAGCCGTCGTCATCAACTTCAAGACCGTAACCGCGCAATTCGTTCGTGCGCTTGGTCCGGTTGTGACACTCCTCGCAAAGCGATTGCAGTTCACCGAGCACGAACTTATTCCAGTCCTTGTGATGCTGCTCGATGTGATCGGCGACCGTCGCCAGCCGCACGACACCGTTTGACAAACACATGCGACACAGCGGTTCGGCTTTCAGCTGCAGCGCGCGACGCCGCTTCCAGAAAACAGTGCCGTGCGGATGGTCTGCCGACGACGGACTGTTCAAGTGCTTCGTTTTGTTTTTGTCGATACGGGTTCTGTAAATGTGAAGTTAACCGCCGCTGACGATTGACCGCCGTGACGAACAGTCACGGGCACGACTGCCGGATCAAACAATCGCGGCTTCACACCCGTCGTCACCTCAGTGCTAGAAACAAGCGTCGTCGGCTCATCCTGATTATCCTCACTACCAAAATGGATAACCGACGCCGCACCGAAATTCGCGCCACGACAATGGAGCACGAAATCAGGATCACCAGACGCGACGGTGTTCGGCGATAATGAAAGCAGAACCGGTGGTTCACTCGGATCGGGCACCGGGCCGGGCGGATTGTCCGTGCTGCCATCCTCTTCCTTGTTCATGACGACCAAGCCGTACATGGCCAAGTTGTTTTCTTCCTGCGTAGGTGTTGGCTTCGGCATGACTGTCCCTTCCTTCACCCGATCAAAGCTTCGATGTCGATTGGCTTCTGCGTCGTGCGATCTCGCGAGCGCAGGCCGAGCAACATCGTAAGAGCCACCGCGCCGTCAATGCGGAAACGCGCCTTGTCCTTGTCGAGCTTGCGATTGCCTGCCGGATCGGTGCGCGCCATGGCGTTCGCCATATTCCAGTTCAACACCGGATTGCCCGGATGCATCACCTTGCGTTCGATCACCGCGTATTCCAACGCGTTCACCGCAGCATTCATGTCGCGGTAGCCTTGGCCCCACGGCACAAGCCGCAAGCCGTCACCGCCTTTCTCACTATCCTCGTAAGCCTGCAGCCCGATGCGGTCGAACTCTTTAAGTAGTGCCTGCATGCCCCAGCGATCATAGGCGAGACCGCGCACCTTGAAGCGTATGCTCAGTTCAGCAATAAATGTCGCGATCACTTCAGGGTCGATTGTCTTTCCGGGCGACAACAACAGATGCCCAGCCGCGGACCATTCGCGATAACGATGACTGCCCGAACCAAAATCGCGATTGGAATGTTCTTCAACGTGTTCGCTCGGCTTCCAGAAATACGGCCAGATGCGACACGGTTCATCGACAGAACCGACCACCAATGAAGTCAAATCGGCGACACTCGACAGATCGAGTGCGAGATAAACCTCCTCGCCATCGCGCAAGACGACTTCACCTTTGCACGCCATCCATTCGACACGCGAGATCAGCGGCGACACAGGCGCGACACGCTGATTGAGAAGCAAATTGCGCACCTTCGGTTCTTCCGCTGGCATGCGCTGTGCCTTGCGGATCGAAGTCGCTAAATCCTCATAGTCGCGCTACTTGCCAAGCGCGGGATTTGCTTTCTTCCACTGCGCCAAATCACCGAGATCACAATTCTCATCAGCGGCGTAGAGATGACAGACGATGGCCGGATCGGTACCCGACAAGCCGTCATCGATCAGCTTCGACAACACGTGATCTGGATCATTCGACTGCGTCGAGATCACGATGAACAGCGGCTCTTCACGTGCACCAAAGCTGGTGTCAAGCACGTCGTAAAGATCACGGCTCTTCGCCTGCGCAAGTTCGTCATAGATAACAACCGATGGAAGATAACCGTGCTTCGTCCCAGCTTCGGCAGAGATCGCGCGATAGACCGTACCCATTCGCCGACCGATCATCGTCTTTGTCGAAGGGATGATTTCGATCTCTGCTAGAAGCTCTGGCTCAAGCTCAACGATCTGTTTCGCGAACTTAAAGACGATGCTCGCCTGATCGCGATCATTCGCTGCGCTGTAAATCTCGCCGTGAACTTCGGCGACAGGCCCGACCAAATGCGCCAGCACGATTGCAGCAATCAGCGCGGTCTTGCCGTTCTTACGTGCCATCGACAGGATGGCCCGACGAACAACCCGTCTACCACCTTGCTTTCGTATACCACCAACATGCGGCTCATAAATATCGCGAAGAAAATCCTTCTGCCAATCGTCAAGCTTAAAATGTTCACCAGCACCTTTACCACTTGGCACTGTCAGATGTTGAATGAAGCTAATAACACGATCAGCACGACTAATATCGCGCGTGATCTTCACGGTTCACTCTCGATTTCACGCGACTGGCGCGTTTACAATCGACCGCAACGCCAGCAGTCTGTCTTGCAGTTCAGCCACACGATCTTGCGACGCCAAAAGCTTGGCCTGCAAACTCACATTGGACTGCACCCGCATCTTCTCACTATCTTCGCGCGCTTTCTTCTCTTTCTCGGCTTCAGCCTTATACCGATCAACGTCGTGCTTCAGTTGTGTGTTTTGTGCCTGCAACATCGCAAGCATCTGCGCGTCAGTGCAAAAGAGTTGTGTAACTTCATTCGGCTTTTCTGCTACTTGCTCTTTACCCATAATCTTTCACCACCATCACCTAATTTTAGATCAGCCGTTAGCGAGAAGTCCGCCAAACTTGGAAGTCTGATCACCATCGCCCTTGCCACGCGCGGCGACACGGCTTCGCGCTGCTGGCGTCAATCCGAACTCGGCGGAATATTTCATCATGTCCGCAGCTGCCTTGCGCGCGATGTAGATCAACGGGTTCTCGACCGCGCCGCCCAGCGCACCACGAATAAGCAAACCGCGCGTGGGATCATCTCGCACCGTTGCCAACATCTCGGCAGCGTCACGCCACTGACCGTAAGCATAGCAGTAGGCCGCGAGCGGTACGCAATCGAGCTTTGTCAGCACGCCCAAGCGATGCAGTTCGGTCGCGACGTTGTACCACTCATCGCAGGCATAGCCGGTGATGAACGCAGGCGGCTCGGGCACGTCGCTGAATTGATCGGGATACATAACATCATCACGAAGCACTTGCTTGCCCGGATTGCCGCGCAACAGCTTCAGCTGCACCGGGACTGCCTTCCTTCCCATGATCGCTCCTCACCACACCAAGACATAAACGAGAGCCACAGCGGCAATCACCGCCAGCGCCAACAGAACCCAAACAATCTGACCATTATTCAACGGACCGTTCACAGTGATGCCTCGCACGCCTACGCCTTATGGATAGATGCCGACGCAATGCCTGCCGTCGTCAGCCTGATCGGTGATGAAGTGCTTTCCATCATCGCAAAAGAAAAACAGTTCGCGCGTTTCCTCGCACACACAAAGCATCACAGCGCCGCTGGCGTGACAGGCAAAGCCACCATCAAGCTCGACCGTCTGGCCACCCTGCGCCTGATCAAGCCGCAGATAGGTGCGGCCATGTCGATCCTCGACCATCGAGCCGTGGTGCTTCTCAATCGCCTGAAACAGCTGTGCCATGGGATCACCCACATTTCGGAGTTCCAGAAGTGCCCCGCTTGGTTCCGGGCCGGTTCCAAGCCTGTTCCGGGCTGGTTTCTCCATTCCGGCATCCGCATACCGCCAAAGGGAAGGATATGCTACTTCTGCGGAGTGGTATCAGGAGATGCTACCAAAGGAACAAAACGTGGAACCTCACTTAGCAGGTTCCCACCCCTGCTAAGTGAGTTCCATATTTCAGCGTCAAACGCGTAACTATCTGATATCACGCCATTTTTCGGCTAGAGGAAAATTCTTCCAATCACTAAATTTGGTAATGTCGGGCGAAAAAGTTGGAG